TTTTCTGAATAATACTCTAACTGTCTGTTATCTGACATTCCTTCATTTCTTTTATCAGAAACTTCAATGTTTTTAAATATAGGGTATTCTAATTTTATACTATTTACTACATCTGATACGGACTCTCGTTTAACATCTCCACCTGTGTCAAATAATGCAGCTTTTTTCTTTTTAGGAACTGCTTTTCTCAAATCCATTTTACGTATTTTTAAAATTCTTTCTGCAGCAGTTTCAGAAGATTTTTTTGCAAATATTTGTTTCCCTATTTGTATAACAAGAGGGGAGTCAAAAACAGGCATTTTAGTTTTTCTATCGTAAAAAAATCCACCTCTATCTGGATTATATCCAAGATGAGCAAATGAGTCATCATTAAAAATTTCTTTAGCAAAATTGTGTGCTTCTTTATCCGTATACATTTTTTTAGTAGTAGGATTAGCAGCAACAGTTCCGTTTATAGTTGCATGTGGGTATTTATTTTCTATTCCCCTAGATATATTAAAAGCAGCTTTTGTTGGTGTAGGAAACGTAACATTTTCTATAACCATCGTTCTTGCAAAAACACTTTCTGCTCCTGATACGTCTGGTTTTTTATATGTTATTTGTGGTACATAAACATCAAATTCATTATAAGCAGGTATATCTAATCTTGCTTTTACTCCATCTCCTGCTTCTATTGGTTTTACATTTTTAGGTATTGTTTTATCTAAACCTATTATTCCCTTTGCTCTTTTATTTTTATCTAAAGAAAAAACAACTTCTGTAAATGTATTTAATTCATCTAATGATTCAAAATTTTTAACATCTTCAAAAGCAACTTTTCTAAACTCTTTAGATGTTATTTCTTCTTTTTCTAACTGTAATGCTTCTTTTTTAAAAGGTCTGTTACCTGCTTTTTCTTGTTTTCTAAAAGACGATTGATTTTTTCTAATTGTATTTATGTTGTCTTCACCAGAAAAAAATAATTCTTCTGCAGATTTTTTATCTAAAGATTCGTCTGGTATACCTCTAAGTGTTTTATAAGTATCGTTATTTAAAGTAAGATAGTCTTTTTTATCGGATAAAGCAATATCATCTTTAATCTTAAAAAAAGATTCTTCTAGTGCTTCATCTGTTTGTTTTGAAACAGGTTGAACAACATCATCTGTTAATTTTTTAATAAGTTTAGGGTCTGTTAATTTTTTTACAAGTTTAAGAACCATTGCTATTTACTTCATCCCTTAATTTTGTAAGCCTACGTAATGCCATAATAGAACCCTGTGCTCTGTTAAGTATCGTTACACTATCTGTCTGTTCCATTATACGATGTTGTTCTGTAATTAAATAGTCTAAATAGTTACTGAAGTGTTCCCACTGGTCCTTGTTGTTGACCTGCATTTTGAGCTTGTTCAGGTGCTCCCTGTTGTTGTTCATTGCCTGTAAATCCTTGTTCGTTTGGTGTAGGGGCAATGCCAGTACCTATAGTACCACCACCTGCACCTGTTGGGTCATTGGGGTCTGTTCCTGCAGGTGGTTGTTGTCCTTCAGGTGCTAGGGGCTGTTGAAAACCCTTCATTAGTTCTGCTTGCACTGCAGCTTCATCCATATTGTTTGTTACCTTGTCAGGGTCTAAGTCCATTGACTTTGCAATTTCACGAATAATATACTGAAACTTAGCAAAGGGTGCAAGTGCAGGATTAGCTGCTACACCCAAGAATTGCATAAGTCGTTGACTGCGTACCTCGTTAGCCATAAGACTTTCTGTACCACGTGCCTTAACTTCTAAGTCACCCTTTATTTCAGGGTCAAAGTCAAACTGCATATTAAACTGAAAGAAACCCTCACCTAATGGTCTAAGTAAATAGTCATCTATGTTTTTTATAACTGTTTTAATGTTACCACTAGCAGCGTTCATTAACATAGATATACCACTAGCTGTTCTACCTACCCCTGTAACACCTGTCTGTCCATGTGCAAATGAGGGTAGTCCTGTGCTTTCATCTGCAAGTTGTCTTGCTTTGTCAAACAGTTGTAGGTTTTCGTTAGACACGTTTGGAAACTTAGTGCCAAAGATAGCTTGCCCTGGAGCACCACCCTGTCTCCTGAATACCTTCCCTGGATATACACTAAGGTCTTGCCCTGGAACTAAGTTAGTTTCATCTACCTCTATCAACAGATTGCCTGACAATACAGCATTGTCTACAGCCATACGCATAAACCCATTCATTAGCGTTTGAGTATCGTCCATATTTTCCGCTAGACCTACACCAAAGAAGGAGTATGGATTAAGTTCATAGGGTGCAGCCATGTAGGGTATCTTTGTGGGTTTAAATGGATTAAGAACCATACGTAAAAGTTTATCATTGCATACCCAAACATTTGCCTGTAGCTCATCAAACGCTTCAAGTTCTGGTGGTATTTCAACTCCTTCTTCCTGTAAAAGTTCAATATCAACCATACCCCAATACTCAATAACCTCAAACCTGTCTACGCCATACGATGTGGAATAGTCAGCTAAATCATCTTCCCAGTATTGTTTCTCATAGTTTTCTCCCATCGCAATACAGTCATCAATTACTTGACTTCTAAAGTATGGACGTTTCTTTAATGCACGTAACTGTGACCTAGACATTTTGTGTCGTTCTATTGCAAACGTAGCGTCATCCATACTGTTTGCATCTGGATCAGGATAAAAATTCCACACAGATACATGAGATAACTGTGGTATTGTTTTAAATGCAGGATCATACTCACCCTCTTCATTCCAGTGAGGATACTCTTTGTCTATAGCAAATGGACCTTTCATTATACCTGTTCCAAAGAGTGCCATTTCAAATGCAGAGTTACGTAGGTGTTTGTTAGCACCTGACTCTTGCAGTTGGTCATGTATTTTCTTTTGCATTTTCTTTGCTGCAATCATAGCAGGACTAAATGTAATAGCTGTAGGTGTTTTACCTGCACCCTGCTCTAGTCCTTCTACGTCTTTTAGTTTTTCCGATAGTGGTCCTAGACTATCCATTAAACTTTTTTCTGTAGCACCCTTTGGTATTTCTCTACCGTCACCTGCAAATCCATAGGGGCTTACATCTGGTTCTTGTTTAATCTGGTCAGGTTTTTTAGGATCAAAGTTTACATTTTCAACTACGCCCTCTGGTAACTCTGTAGGTTCTACAGTCATAGGAAACTTGTTAGCTGCAAACAATACGTCAATTATCTGACCGTATGCTGCAAGTGTTTTTGTTTTAGTTGTCTTTATAAATACTCTTGACTTTTCAGCTTCAGTAAATTGTACATCAGAACCATACAGTCCTCTATAATTTTTGTAAGCCTTTAACCATCGTTGTTCGTCATGCTGCCTGAAGTCATCTGACTTTTTATATTTACTCATTACAAAAGGCACTATGTTTTGTACTTCATAGTCTACTTGATTAGTTTCTGTTGCATCTCCTAGAGAGATAGCGTCATCTTCAATCATAATTTCTTCTGCCATATTAATATCCAAATGTTGTATCAGCTATCGCCATACCATTAGGTCGGGAAGCATGAGGGTCATAATCAAATATACTAAATCGTGGTCTTGACATTATACCATATCTTAGTGCGTCATACAAGTGGTCTTCTGCGTGTGTATCAATATCTTCTGGGTTCTTTTTGTCTAACGGTATGGATGGAAGTTGAGCAACAATATTTGTACAATTATTAAAAAATACCAAACGAGGTTCTTCCGTAAACTCATCAACTTGCAATCTTCTATGTATTTCATTTTTCCCTGCAACACGACTTCCTTTACTTCTATCTGATGGTCTCCATCTGCACCCTCTGACTATCATCTGCTCCGCAAGAGAAGGACCAGTATCCCCACGTTTATGCCAAAGACTACTATCCAATACCCCATACCTAATGTTTCCATCACCTGCCTCTGCTTCCAGTACCATGTCAGCTAGGTCTGTTGCCAGTACCTTTGACACGTAAAGTTCTCTGTATACCACCAACTGTTCACTAGGGCTAACAGCAATCCACACAACTGCAGACTTACTACCGTATCCATAGTCACATGCTCTAAACTTAACCCAGTTGCTAGGTATATCGTATGGATCAACAACATGTATGTCACGATTAAACTCTGTAAATGCTGCTCCCTCTTTGATATCCCAATCACCTTCAAGAAGTTGTCTTCTCTGTTGCTCTGGAAGGGATAACAACATTGCTTCATAATCACCCTGCTCTGCCAAGTATGGGTTATCCATAAGTCTTGCAGGTATAAACTTACGTTTGAAAAGAGCTTTACCTGCTTTGCTATGTCCTTCAGGGTAGCGTAGTACTTGTCCTGTTTCAATATCGGTTGCCTCAAATGCTTTGTTAGGTACTGCAGGGTCTATAAACATCTTCTTAACCCAACTATGTCCTCTACCCCCAGGGTTAGTAGTAGCCCTCATATATACTGGCAAGTCGGCTGATGTACTTCTAAGTCGTGATCGCATGTAGTTCCAACTAAACGGTGTAGCCCATTGTGTAAGTTCGTCAAAGCCAATCCAACTAAATGCAAGTCCTTGGTATCGGAGTACGTCATCATCTCTGTCAAGATAGGAAAGCCACAATCTTGCACCAGACGGTGCTACCCATTGCATTTTTCTTTCTGACCACTTTATTCCCTTCCAGATTTTTGGGTAGAGTTCTTGAGACTTGAATATAAGCTCACGTAACTCTTCCGTAGTATGGCGTAAAAGCAAACCACTAAAACTAGGGTGACCCATATATCTAAGTGGGTCTGCAAGCATTGCGTAACTCTTACCACCACCTGCACTGCCTCCGTATAAAACCTCTCGCTCACCTGCTGCTAAAAAATCTGTCTGTGGTCCTTTATTAGGTTTAAATATAACATTACGTGTTTCCTCTATAGGTTGTGCATATATTTTAATTGGTTGCTGTAATGATTTCTTTTGCACCTGTTCTTTGGGTTTCAATTTTTTTCGCCTTGGCGATTGCCTTTTCCGCATACTCTGCCCACTTGCGGATGCTTCTAGCTTGGTCCTTACGCTGTCGTTCATTATCTACCCTTTTCCTTAAACCTACATGAGATATGTATCGTCCTGTTTGTGTTGTTAGCCAATTAGCTACCTCTCTATACGAGTACTGTTTTAAATAATCTCTTGCCATTTCAAGTTTATCTAATTCGTTTTGAACTGGCTGTAGTAAGTCGGGGTCTTGTTCGTCCTGTACGTATCCAAATGGAAGTGTACGTGCTATACGTGGAATAGGAGACCATGTTACCTCGTCCTTTATGTCCAAAGGTTGTGGTAGTTTCCACTGTCCTACACTTCTAGTCATCGTCTTCCTGCTTCTTAGGTGGCATAAGCATCACTCCACCTGATGACTCTACCTGTATCTTTTCGGTTTTAATTAAACCAGTTCTGTCAAGCAACTCTTTAGCTGCTGCCATTTTATCTCGTATACCTAGTTCTGTAGGATCGTACAATCCACCTGCGAGTGCCACAGCAGCCTTGGGTACATTACGTGCCATATAGGTTTGTGTAGCGTCCATAATTTCATCTTTAAGTGCCGTTACAATGTCATTGATAGCTGTGCCTTTAGAGTAACCTGCTAATTGTTTTGCTTTACCTGCATCACCGTTAGCTTCCTCAAAAAGCACCTGTAGAAACAGTTGTTGTTTTTCTGTGAGTTGTCTACTCATTATATTATATCCTTATTGACTTGTCAACACATTTATATCTAATACTATGTGGAACAGCTAGTCTAGGTCTCATATGATTTACAAATTGTCCTACCATTAATACACACTCTTGGACTGTGTTAGCTTGTTGGTCAGGATTAAAATGTTTACAGTCTACAGACTGATCCATAGTAGATAAAAGACATATTGTAACTATAGGCAAAAACATTAGTACTGTCCACTTAATTCAAAATGAGGTCCATCTATAAATGGTCTACGTCCTTCTCGTCTACGAGTATCTATGTAGTCATTCATAGCTGCTTCCATTGTCATATTACAAGTACGCAAATCGTTAATATGCCAAGCTGCTCCCCAACGTAAAGCTACGTCCTCATGCTTTGCAGCATCCTTCATAGCGTCAGCAATATCGTCATAGACATTGAGTTCCCATGAAGCCCTCCCACCTATATATGCCATCAAGTCTACAGCTAACCCATCTAGGTGTTTTGACTTCATGGTTTGTGATGCTCCTTTGGCTACCAGTGCTTTTTGTTCCTCTATGGTACGCATACCACAAATAACGCCAAAGTCTATCTTTGTTAGGTCTATAGCTTTTTTAACGACTCGTACCATGTCAGGGTTGACACCTTCAAGTCTATCTAAACTTCGTTGTGAGAGAGTAAATCCCATGTTGTATTTCCTTTATATTAAGTAGTAAAAAAATAAATGGGCATAATATTAAAAATAATCCAAATGCACTTTTTTTATTGTTCCACGTTACATAGTCTATATAGCCTAAGTCGTTTATTATGCCTGTTAGAGGTATTAGTATAAACAAGGATAAAAATATTGTCAACGCTGTTTTGGTGATAACTTTTCTAATAATTCTTTATCTGCCTTTTGTTTACAAGGTATACAAACCTCTTTTACTTCTTTCCATTTTTGTTGTCGGGTGTAGACTGTATATGTTCTTCTTGGTGTTTTACATATGGGGCATGTGTCGGGCATTACTTCATTTTACGATTAGCCATTCCCCCATAGAACATTCCTGTTTTACGCATATCCGACATACCACCTTTTTTCATAGATAGTCCCGTTGTGGGATTAACTTTACGTTCATCCATAGACATCATGCCACCAACATTCATTTTCTTTTGGTTTTTTCGTTTTTTACTGTAGTCTTTCATTTTGTAATACCTTTCTGTTTTTCATATGTACGTAATCCACCTAGACCCAACATACCCATGAGTACCGTCATTAAACTTCCCATATCAAACTCAGGTATAGGCGGTATCTCTATGCCTGTAAGGGTTACACTAAATATAATAAGAGGTGACAGGATAAAGTGATACAGTAAGGCTATACCACATACCCACCCAACAAAGGGTCTCCAACCGCCTTTAAACACGCTTCCAGAGGCTGCTTCCGCTTTGTTTATCTCTAGCTGTGCAAGCAGTGCCTGTTGAGCGTGAGTGTCAGCCATTGTTGCTAACTGATGTGCAAGTTTAGCTTTTTCATCTGCGTCAGGTATAACTTTATCTAGGATACCTGATACTGGACCTATTAGACTTGCTATAATGCTCATGCTTTTTTAGTTTTTCTTTTAGGTTTTGTCTTAGTATTTTTACTCCAATTTCTTACCGCATTTACTCCACCATTAATGTGTAAACCAAAACTTTTTATTAATAAAGTTTTAGGTGGACCACTAGGCATTGAGTCAAGTTTTTTTAATGCAGCTTTAAAACTGGTAATATTACTAGGCGTTAAATCAAATATTTTTGCACT